GCGGAAGGCGCGCCCATCATAGGGCCGCTCCCAACGACACGACCTACAATGCTTGCGATGGTAGACGTCATTTGATGATTTACGGAGAAATTAACTAGGGGCTTTAAATGCCTCAAACGGCGCATGGCCCCGCCGCGCGGCGGCCTGGGGTGCCGCGCGTCATGCGGGCGATGTTGTCGGCGCTGCACGACGACGGTTGCAGGAACGTGTCTAGATACAACGTCAATATGTTGCGTATCTTTTCCATCAGCACGGACGAGCGAAACGCCAGTTGGATGAGGTCGTCATCGCTGGCCTTTGTACCCGTTTTGTGCCACAACATCTGGAGCACGCATTGAATGAGGTCATTGGTGGTCTTTTCCACTATTTGGAGCTCGCCGATGACGTTGTTCCAGGTGGTGCATGTCCGGTTGGGCACTGGAAAATGTTGGAGAAAGGCGCCGATGGTTATGCTTGCTTTTTGCAGATGCCCTTGCCATTCCAAGTTGGACGTCACGCCGCGAATGGCGTCGGCGCGTGCCTCGATGTCCAGGAAAAACGACCGCAAATCGGGCTGTAATACCATCTTGTCCAGCGCCTTTTTCCAACGTTTTGCGTTTGCGTCGGTCTTGCACTTCAACAACTCCCCGCTGTTCTCGATCAAGATAGAGGGGTCGAATACGTTGGCCGCCGCCATCGAAGCGCTGCGACTGACGTTCAATGCCGCCCTGGTCGGTGCGGCAGCCGTCTTGCCGCGCAACACGCGTTTTAGCATTCCTGATCAACGGTCGCATTTTATTAATGACGGTATTTTACAATGTTAATAAATGCCCCAAAAATAACTGGTCACAGGCCTTCGTCGGCCATCCCGCTTCTATACAAGCGTGATAGAGTTTTTTTCTTCTCTCATGGTTATAATGAATGATGATGATGAGCGGTCACCTAAAGATATTCGCATGGCTGTCCACTTTAAGGATGAACAATGCGATGAAATTCTAAGCATATACGTAACGTACTTTAAGAACGCTGCCAAATACGATGAAGATGGTCAAAGTGTAGAATTCGATTCGAATGAGAACGCACAGCGTGTTTTGGACTACTTGTACATGTTCAAACTTAAGCTTCAAGATAATCAATATAAGATTGTTGAGCTTATCAAGAGAAACGGAGCCGAGCAGTTTAAAACTACGATGAATACTCAATCCAATATGGGGTTGATACCTTTTAATAGGGTGATGGAGAGTAACTATAAAAATTCAACCAAATTTATTAACCAACTAAACAGCAGCAACCCATTGCGTTACGATGATACAGTAACAATGGATACTTTGGAAGTGGCCATAAACAGAATCGTAACGACCTATAATAGCGCGCAGTCTGCCGGCGCACTGCGCAACGTACGCAAGACGGACGAGAAGGTCACGGTGGGCGGTCGCGAGCGCGTGGTCTACAAGGCGGGTAACAAAAAGTACATCAAGGTCAATGACCGCTACACGTCATTGACGGACTTTAAGAAGGCGACGGCCGCTGCTGCGGCGGCGGCGGCCAAAAAGGCCAAGGCCAAGGCCAAGCGCAACCATTAAGGGGTGAATCATTTTTGTCAACGGACGCCTTGCATACGTCTCTTGTGGTTCACGACAAAAGGAACAATTACATCAGTATCAGGCCTTCGTGCGAGCCAGCATGTACGCCCGGCAGCTGGAGCACATGCGCGTCTCCTTGTTCCCCCGCGCCGCGTGGAACTCCGTCATCGGGTGAATCTTGCGGCATTGGCCCGAGCACCGCTTGTGGCCATCGGGCACTTCCGCGTCATTGTCCAGCTGCTCCCTGTCCCTCTTGGAGGCGGCGTTGGTCTTGGCCAGGCATGCCCCGCACATCTTGACGGGGCGTCCGCGCTTCCCGACAAAGTCCGTGATCGGGAAGACTTTGCAGCATGTGGAACACGCCTGGTTGCCCTCGGGCACCGAGGTGGGCAGCTTGTCGATGAAGGCCCATATGTAGCCACCGTGATGACCGTTGTGGTTGCACGCGTATGCGATGGACGATTCCTGAAGGCCAGAGTTTGAGGCGGCGTCGGAGAGGCTGGGATACTCCACGACCACGCCGTCGTCTCCCATGGGCGACCGACGAACCCGGACGAGCTTTGCCGCCATCTTTTGGTTTGTACCGTACGACTTGCGGATGTTGTCGGACTGGGTGATGCACTCCAAATTGTCCGCCTTGTTGTTGTGCTTGTCGCCATCAATATGGTTGACGCTCATCTCTTCGTCCCAGTTGTCGCACCACGTCTCCGCCACGATGCGATGGAGGCTCAACGTCTTGAACTTTTTACCTTTCTTGATGGAGACGTTGTTGTATTTGACATCCGTGTCGTATATTTTGATGAACCTGTTGTCATTTTTGATTCTTCCCAGGTTGGATACTTGATATGACGGCTCCGTAGGCCACTCCTTCCACTCTTCTCCCAGAATGTCGTGGCTTGGCGCGGGCACTCGCTCCTTCATCGGCCGCTTGTGGGCGTTTTGCTCGGTCATAGTTGCCCATTCCAGATTCTCCAGCCGATTGTCATGGCGATCATGATTCTTGTGGTTCACGGTCTTCTTGTCTTCGGGGTTGGGAATGAAGGCCACTGCCACCAAGCGATGAACTAGGTAGCATTTGTTGGCAATACGAATGGTGACGTAGTAGTTGGGCTCTTTGTGCGTAACCAATATGTTGCGCGTGGTCGCGTTGCGAACATCGCCGCAGTTGGATACCTCATATTTGTCATTGCCGTCAAGCGCGCGCCATTCGAGTACCTCACTCGCCATTTTAAGGTCACGATAATATGGTCGGTATTGGCTCAAGTAGGGGCATCAATTTTTCAGTTGGAGCTTGGGGGGCACAAAATGAAGGAAAATTGTGGTACTCTGCTTCACACGCGCAACACGTTGTAATGCGATTTAACCTGATAACAGTTAGGTTTGTAAAAATGATGTTGTTTATGCGATTTATTGGAGGAATATAGTTTAGTTGCTGTAAGCGACGCCAGCCATGCCCGACATAACTCGCAAAACGTTGTAATTGACGGCGTACACCTGGACGGAGGTCACGGAGTCGGCACCGTACAGCTGTAGGACGGCGGTGTCAATGCGGGACATGTTCAGGGTGCCGGAGGGCTGGTGCTCCTCGGGCTTCAGGGCGAAGGAGTACAGGGAGATACCCTTGTCGACGGGCACGTTCTCGTGGTGCTGGAAGGGCTGCACCAGGGAGAAGTAGTTGCCGTCGCGCTCGGCGAAGCGGTCCTGGCCGTTCAGCAGCAGCTTGCCCTTGGTGAAGAAGCCCTTGTTGTTCCAGTCCAGAGCAGACACAAAGTCCAGCTTGTGGGCAGGGGTCGCCTTCTGGCCAACCCAGACCAGCTCCTTGACGGGGTGGTTGAAGTTCAGCTTGATGGTGTTGTTCTTGCCGCTGGAGACGGACTCGGCACCGGTGAACTGCAGCTGCTCAATCAGGTACTCGTGAGACATCTGTGCCATGCGCCGGCGCTCGTCGGTGTCTAGGTACACATAGTCCACCCACAGACGCACGTCCTTGGGCTGGGGGGTGGAGGAACCGGCGGCAATCACGTTAGCAGCGCTGTCAAACTCAATGTTGATCTTGACGTCGTGGTACTGCAGGGCAATCAGGGGCAGGGACAGACCGACGTTGCGGCAGAACCAGAACTCCAGGGGCACATACAGGTAGGTCTCGGCGGCAACGGACTCGTCCAGCGCGCCGGCCGCAATTCCGATATCAGCACCCACCATCCGCTCGTAGCCGTTGCGCTTGCCGGTGGGCAGGGACAGCTCGTTCCAGATGTACATCCACTCGGCGTAGTGCTTGTCGATCTTCTGGCCACCGATCTCGATCTCCACGTTCTTGATCAGGGCAAGGCCGGTGTAGGCCTTGTAGGCCACGGCAGAGTCCAGGGTGATGGCCAGGTACATGCGGTGGATCAGATCACCGTTGCGGGAGATCTGGCAAGTCACGCGGCGACCAAAGCCGGGGGTGCCGTTGAACGACTGCTCAATGGCCTCCAGGGCAAAGTTGGTGTGGCGACGGTACACCACCTTCCAGAAGGTGATCTGGGGGTTGCCGGTCAGGTAAACATCCTGAGCGCCGTAAGCGACGAGCTGTAGAAGACCGCCACCCATTTCTCTTAATTGGTTGTACTCTTACGCGAGAAAATAATTTTGCCGGGCGGCGGAAATCGGCCAGCCGTCCCCAAAAGGTGCGTTTGAACTCTGTCCAGCGGCGCGCGGCCCGCGGATTTAAAGGAAAGCGCGCGCGCCTTCAACATATTTGACCGTAGATGCTTAAAGAGCGGTCGAGCAAAAAGCGGCTCCCGGCCACAGAGGCGACGAAAGAGCTGACGTTGGACGCGCGGCACCTTCAAATGGTCGACGGCATTCAACAAAAGCAGGCATTGATCGAGGTGCATCGTCGCAAGTTGGTGGATGTGGAGGCCCAGCGCGAGACGTGCCGGGCGTCCATCGCGTCCATGAAGAGCGGCGGGTTGATCGACACGGATGCCTACAATCTCGCTTGGTCCAGCAACTTGAGCTTTGGCGATGCCCTCGGCGATCTGGCGGCCGCGATACATGCCCTCGAGACGGCGCAGGAGGAGATAGAGTACTATGTCAACACGGGCAACATCCTCTTTGAATATTACAACCTGATCGAGCGACAAGAGGAAGTCCAGGCGAATTCATCCGCGGCGACGGACGTCGTTGCCATGCCGCGGTCCCGCACTTCCCGGAAAAAGGCGTCGGCGCCCTTGGCCTCTCGGTCCATCCTGGAGGCCCTCCAAATACCGTTGGCGCCGGACGACGGGGTCGACGGCGCCTCGGTCACCACGGCAGACGACATGAGCGTCGACGCGAACGACGCGAACGACGCGAACGACGCGAACGACGAGCCAAGCGACGTCGCGCCAGCCCGCGTAATGGTCGACAAACAAAGCTTGGTAGAGGACTACATGATGGCCATTGACCCGTCGTTTGTGCGGCATCCACCGAGCGGTGCGCTAGACAATTGTCAACTGTGCAAGGTGCCCTTGACGTGCCTTCTTCAAGAGGGCATCATGGTGTGCTCCCAGTGCGGCTACCAAGAGCTCATGCTGGTGGAGCAAAACAAGCCCATCCATCGTCAGCCGTCCAAGGAGACGAGCCACTTTTCCTACAAGCGCATCAACCACTTCAACGAGCTCTTGTCCCAGCTCCAAGGCAAGGAGAGCACCGAGATCAGCGACGAAGTCTTTGAGCGCATCCTCGCCGAGATATTGAAGGAGCGCAAGGACCCCAGCAAAATCACCTACAACAAGATGCGCGAGATCCTCAAGAAGCTGCGGTACAACCGCTACTATGAACACTGTTATTACATCATTTATCGAATCAACGGCATTCCCGCGCCCAACTTTTCGCAAGAGCTGGAGGAGAGGCTCCGTTCCATGTTCAAAGAGATCCAGGGGCCCTTTCTTAAACACCAGCCGCGCTCTAGGAAGAATTTCCTCAGCTATTCCTATTGCTTGTTCAAACTGTTCCAACTACTGGAAAAGGACGACTTCCTCAAGTATTTCCATCTTTTGAAGAGCCGGGAAAAATTACATCAGCAAGACCAACTGTGGCGCAAAATTTGCGAGGATCTGGGGTGGCAATTCATAGAGAGCATTTAGGGGAAGCCAACCAGGCCAAAGCCCAGGCCCATGCCGGCGCCGTTGCGGGCGCTGGCGCCGATGCTGGGCGCCATGAGGTCCAGGACGGCAAACATGGCCGCGGCCACAAGGGCAATCATGACGGCCTCTTTGGCGTCCACGCCCTTGGACGGCAGCAGGTAGGCGACGAGGCCGACCACCAGACCCTCCATCAGGTACTTGATGACGCGCGTCACCATCTCTTGGGCGTCGAATGCGTAGCCCTGCATTGTTCTAAATATATTAAAAGATAAAAATGCTGTTACGCCTTCTTTTTTTTGGCGCCGCCTGCGGGGTGCGGCTTCAGCGTGATTGGCGTGTTGGCCTTGACGCGCTTGATGTGTTTCACGTGCTCTGTCAGCACCTTCCGTGCCTTTGCCGTTAGCTCCCCCGTATTGACCTGGACGAGGCCGTTGATTGGCGATGAGTTTTTAGCCGGCATGGGTGTCTTTTAAAGTACATGCAAGATGATTTATTGAGGGGGCCAGGTGGGGGGCAATGGGATGCGGTTCCCCAAACAAAAAATGACGCGCTGCCCCTGACACTTGGGCATAAAATGGCGGAAACCCTGTACACGCGCGTCGAGGCCTCCGGCGGTGGCCTGCCCGATGAGATATGTCACGGTTACTTTGTGCAGATGGCGGTCGTCGCGCGTTCTCGCCACCACAGCGGCATCGCGCCATGCGGCGTCACCTTGAAAGACATCAACATTCAGTGCGCTCTTACCCCCTCCATCACAATGATCAAGGCGGCCGAGTGGAGCGGTCGACTGACGGGGACTACCCCCGCATACATCCCAGAGGCGCTTCGAGGCACTTCCATGCAGGCCGACATCTACAACATGGGGCTCATGCTCTACGCCATGTTGACGGGCATCATGCCCACGGGCGAGCAGCCATATATGGACATTGTCGCCGGGCGTGTGGCTCCCGATTGCATCGAGCTGCTGAGTGGCATGCTCTCGACGGACCCGAACATGCGACCCACGGCCGCTGTGGTCCTCAACCACCCGTGGACAATGCGCAACATCCCTTCCCGCCCCCCGCCTCCCCCGATGTCGCGCGCAGTGGCGAACTTCCTGGCAAACCAGCCCATGCGGACCGAAACCATTTAAAGCGTCGCGCCGTCGCCAAAGATATGTCCGGCCTGATTCCCACATCTACCATTGACCTGCTTGACGAGGACAAGGCACTCCGCGGCCAGAACTATGCGTGTGTGTCGTTTTTGTCACCGGAGCAGATCTTGGCGGACAAGGACGTGTTCATGTTCAATCGGTTCATCGAGGGATTCGCCCGCGACATGGATACGTTCTTTCAAGGCATGATCGGTCGCTACCCGGACGATGCAATCACTCTAAAGGCCATCCGCGAGACCAACTCGCACATCTTTAATGGCAAGGACCTCCAGGACCAGTACAGCTTTTACAAGAGCGCGAACAGTCAGTCGCTCGAGGAGGAGTTTCATGCCGCCAACGAGTTCAGGACGAGCATGCGTGCCATCAAGATTCGCGGCGTGTTTGACACCCTCCGCGAGGCCCAGCTGCGCGCCGAGGTACTGAAGCGCATGGGCGACAAGTTCGACATTTTCGTATGCCAGGTGGGTGTATGGTGCCCTTGGTCGCCGAACCCGGACGATCTTCTGGACCAGCAGTATAGCGAGACGCAGATCAACACACTCATGAGCGAGTACAAGAAGAATGCGTCCCTCAAGGACGAGTTCTTCGAGAAGCGCAAGAAGGAAAAGCTTGAAGACGCCATGCTTGAGAAGGACGTGTGGACGAAGCGCAAGGAGGCCGAGGGTGGGCCGGCGTTTGCCGTCGACGAGGCGGCACCCGAGCCGATGCTGACGTCTCAGCCCTCGACGTCCATGCCTTAAAAAACCTCTCACATGTTTGACAGAGAGCGCGGCGATGAAGGCGGTTGCAGTACTCGTCTTGTTTGTCGGGACGTTCTTAGTCGTTCAAGGATACTATTCCCAGAAGAAGGCATGTCCTCCGACGACCACTCAGGTTGTCTATGTGCCTAGGTCATTGTACGAGGAACAAATGAACCCGGCGACGACTCTAAAACAGCAATTCCGCAGCATGTTTGAGGACATCCAACCTTGGCCCACTGCCCGGTCGTAAATGCGTGCGCCCATTCTTTTTGCCATTTTACATTAACCCAGTGTAACCATGGAAGACCATCTAGCCGAAGCCCGGCCATTTCAGGCGTCGCTTGTTCGGCTCGCGCAGCAAGTCATTGACGGCGCCGTCAAGCCGCGCATGAACGACGATAAAAAGACGCGCGCGTTCTACGACAAGGCGGTGAGTGAGCAGGCGGCTCTGCGCGCGCAGCTCCAGTCCCGAGGCGACGCCTATGACCGCGCCATTGGCATGCCGCGCATCGCCGAGAATAGCGCGATGCGTGCCTTTGAGATCGAGTCGCGGGCGCTCAAGCTCGATTGGGAGACGTTGCGTACGGAGCAAGCCCGCGCCGCCTGGTTGGCCTTCCTAGCGGACCGTCGTCCGGCGTTTGCCGTCGAGGACCCGGCACGCTCGGTGTTCTCGAAATATATAGTGTAAAAGCAGACCATGTTTGGCGGCGGCGGCGTATTCCACTTTCGGTGGGGTTGGTTCATTGCGGCCTTTGCCCTCGGCATCTTTGCCGTCTATGTCATTGAGCCCGCTTACGACGTCGTCAAAAAATACCCCACGCCCTTTGACAGCGAGTCAACGGTCTATACCGACATGGGCGGCAGTTGCTACATGTACAAGGCAAAGGAGGTGCCATGCACCCGCGCGGCAATCGCCCAGCCCGTGGCGGCATAAATATATTGTTGAGGGTCAAAAGGGATGGCCATGTTCATTCGCAACATGATGCCGTCGGCCAACAAGGTGACGACACGCCTATTTTACACAGACGCCGGCCAATCGTTCACGTCGGCGTTGTTTGGCTTTGCGCTGGCGACGTTGTTCCGGCGGGTGTGCAAGGGCAGCCAATGCCGCGTTCTCCAGCCGGCGTCCGTGGCCGAGGTGACGGCCAATGTCTACCGCGTCGGCGACAAGTGCTATGAATACACGCCCTACCATGTGCGATGCTCCGGGGCATGAGCGTGCGCTCCATCCGTCTCTTTTTTATTCCGCGCATCGTGTATCATGTCGACGCCTGTCCAGCAGCTTCCGCGTCCCTCTGCGCCGGTGTCGGGGGCCACGGCCGTGACGGACCCCATCGTTCGCGACGTGCTCATGGAGATGGAGAGCGAGGTCGCCGCCGCGCAGCACCCTGTCGCGCAACACTCTGCCCGCGCAGTGCAGCCCATGCCGTCGTACGCGCCCCGTTACATGCCGCCACCCGCTCCCCAAGGATGGTGGAACGCCGCCTATGCGCAACGTGCCGTCGTCGCCGCGCTAGTGGCGGCCCTGTTGCTTCATCCTGCTGCCGGCGAGGTCATTGGTCGCCGCGTCGCCATCCTGGATGCCAATCAGTTTTACAACTTGGCCGTCCGCGCCGCCCTTCTGGCCGTCGTGCTCTATGTCCTCATGTGGAAGCTGAATATGTAATCCCAAAAAGAATGTGTCCCCCGGTGTTTTTAGTTTTTTGCCGCCGCTGCTTCAGCAGGCGTCGATGTGGTCGATGAGATCCTGGAGGCCGTAGCAGGTGGTGGTGGATACCGCAAAGGTGGCGGAGAACCGGGGGTCGATGTTGGCCCGCGTCAGGTTCCTGTTGACCTCCTCCAGCTGGTTCCCTTGCGCCTCTTCATCGTCAAAGGTGTCGGCGGGCAGGTGGCTGAGCTCGCGCGGCATCGTCCACCCCTCGCCAAAGTCCATCTTGGTGTGGACCAAGATCAGGGCGGCCGTCGGGTAGGCGGTGGCCGCCGCCTTGGCTTGGGCGTCCGCATGGTGCCAGCCGTCCGGCGACGGCGTGTGGAGGTCGCTGACCACGATCACGAACTCGGGCACCACGCCATCGGGAGTTGCGCCCTTGTGAAAGGTGATGCGCGCGGTCACGTTGTCCACCAGCTCGTCCAGCAGCTTGGTCTTGCCCGACTTGGCGTGGCCGACGACGACGATGTGGCGCATGGTGGTGGGCGACGAGACTTTGGAGAGGTCTGTTTGGTTTTCTTGCGGTTACTTGCGGTAAATGTTTGTCGGTCCTTTTTTTGCCGATTCCTTATTTTTGGTTGCTCATGAGGCAGGCACCATGATTCATCGTTTTTTATTTAGGTGCAAATTTTGGAAGGTTCTCTTAGTTATTGCGCCGTTCTTAGTTTTCATTGCGCTAATTGCGCGGCTCGCAGGCTTCATTGCGCTGCGATTGGGTTGCGTGCTTTCGTAAAACAATGTGGCTGCGCTTTCAGGCGTCATACTCCCATTTTCCAGCTTTACCAGCATATCTTGCCATTTTGCCATGTTTGCCGTGACATGTGGAGGTATGGCACTTTGATTTTGTTTCAGCCACGCATCGTAGTTCGCGGCGGCGTTCAAGGCTTTCTTCAAGCCTTCCTCCACCTCCATATTGGACCAATCCTTTGGCGTGGTTGCTTCCGCGTAGTCCGCCATCACCGGATGTTGGTCGCGCGGTACGCTGATATATATACCAACTTGTCCCTCAGGTCCCTTTATAAGCATGCTTTTCAAACGGTTTTCCAAGCGCTTGACCACGAAGGCCACTTCCCGTTCGGCCACTTGGCCCAGATGGTCCTTCACGGTCTTACGAATCCAGGACATGTAGTACTTGACTGTCGGTATATGGTAGATTGCCCTCACATCAGGCACAAAACTATACAATTTCCACGAAATGGGTGTTGGATAAAAAACTTTTCGTAATAGGGCATGCATCTTGTTGTCCACCGATTTTACGTGATCCTCCTCCACCTTTTGCAACAGTGCTTTCTTCATCCCTCGCAGCGATGATGGTGCCATGACTGCTTGCACGTCGTCGCCCACGGGCGCGATAGGAGGTGCCACCCGGCGGCGGCGCACGGCCTTGCCCAATTCGGCCAACGCATCTGGACGCGCGTCTTCGTCAATACGGTCAACACCCATTTTATCCAAGTAATGTTTCAGTGGTTGCACGACAGTCCCATTGATGCCTTTTTCAATATTGACAGCGGCATGAATGTCGGCATAATAGGTAACTTTTGGCACGGCCTTGTGATGGTAGGTGGTCGATGTCAATAGCAACAAACCACGCGCCATGCGCTCTTCAAAGAGGGCGGTTCCGGCGGCGTCGGGGACCCCCATCTTGAACTTCTTGTAACGTTCAGGCGACCGTAGCAGGCTCTTCATAACAAACATGGCCATAGTGATGGCCGATCGGTCAAACGATGCAAAGATGGACCCCAGGTAATACCCGTACAGGACCTGCGAAAAGTCGCCGACAAACTTGAACATGCATTCGAGATACAAGCGCGCCATGAGCTTATCGATCCACTCTTTGGGAATGGGTTTCTCACCTTGATGAGACGGGTACATCAAACCTGAACGCAAGTGTTTGGTGCTGTTCAAACGAGGCACAATGATCTCCAACAACGTCCTGCCGTTTTTGATTTGCGTGTTCTTGTCGCCCCATTTAAAGGTCTCCTGACAGGCCTCTTTGAACTTGCGCCCAACATCCTTGGCACTATTGAGGTTTTCCCGTCTCTTTGGCAGGCCCAAGTCTTCGCCATCGAACTCTATGGTCATCTGTCCGTTTTTACCAAAACTATAGACCACGTTCAACAGTGTAAATGTACCACATTTCACTATCAACCGCACGTTCTTTTTGTGAATGGCAAACTTTTGCTCGCCAAAAATGGTGGTCAGCTTGTGATTCATGTAATGTTTATAGTCAGTTAGAATGTCCTCATCAGTTAGCATTGCTGTGCTTATAAAATTGCTTTCCCCCGTCTTTATTCTGCACTGTTGGTTGTCTCGTCTCAAGCATTCCAAAACCCGTGACGTGATGTATTGGTGAACGTAGAACGTTTGGGTGTTGAGGTCATCTGTTTGCTTCTCAAAGAACGACAGGAACGCGTAAAGGCGTTGACGCAAGGCATCGTTTTGGTCCGGCAAAGCGTTCGCAACCTCGGCTTTTAGCTTCATCACCAGCCGCCCGGTTTCCACGCCGGGGCGACGTTGAACAATCTTCTCGATCGATGTCAGCAGCTTGTTCCGCGTTCGCAAGGAATCGCCGGGGTCCTTGACATTGACGATGGAAATGTCGACATAGTCAAAGCTACCAAGGATAGAATGAAGCAAGTCACTTCCCGCGTCGTAAGAGACCAGGTAAGGATGTGGACTTTTCAGGACTTGGTCGGTGTTGTACTGTGTGTACAAGGTCCGCGTGGCTGCGTCATTTCCTTGCTTCTTCCACTGCAGGTTCTTCAAGTCGGTCAAGATGTCGTCCAAAGCTTTGCTTTCATCGACGCTGGTAATGTCGCTTGACGGTGTATTCTTGCCTTTGAAGAAATAACCATCAAACATTTTTGTGATTTGCTCGCGCTCCCATGGCACTTGATTGCGGGATTTGTTTGCTGCATCTGGTTGCGGTGGTTTGTTGCCATAAAAGGCATTCATACCGTAGAGGAAGCATTCCGCAAAGTTGTTCAGGCCTCGCTTGGTCTCGCCAGGGGTGTTGAAAAAGTCGCTCATGCGCGTCTCTTCGTCCGAGCGCGCCCCTTGCGAGTCGTGAAAGATATCTTGGAACAAATGAAAGAAGAACTCGGGCATCTCGCCATCGCCGAGTTCCAAGTGGATGGTCTCTGTCTCATTTCCCAACACGGGTTGAGTTTTGGAAGGCAGCCCGGTCAAACGCTCAAATAGCACTTGGGACACGGGATAGGTGGTGTAGGTGTGAAACGGACGCGGGGACTCCTTGGGCGATGAGCGTGGGCGCTTGGTGCCCCTAGAAGTGGTGCGTATCTCTGGATTCATAGCGAAATGGCACGACCTGTTATACGTTGCCCAGAATTATATTTTTTTGCGGATATTTGGGCAAAAGCGATGGGTGTGAAAAAAATCATTCATTCGGTGTAGAGCATGTCACGCCGTGTGCCGCCATGCATCGTTTTCTCTGGCCGTGGCGCCAAGAGCTCCATGTTGCACACGCCGGCCGAGTTCCTTGCTACCATGCGCAAGGATACCAGCACTCGTGCGATGTGCGCCATTGCCGAGACGCGGCCAAATGTGCGCATGCGCGTGGACTCTATCAAATTCAAGGTGCCAAAGTGCCCGGCCAAAGACGACGTGCTCGGCTGGATAAAGTGGTCCGGGGCAGACACATGCTCGCCTGCGCAGGAAAAGAAATTGAAAGCCGAGAAGGGCGGGCGGTTGTCGGCCCCAAAAAGATAGATAAGAGGCAATATACATCTCGACCAAACATGACCGCAG